AATAAAAAGAAAAAGAGGAGCTATTGCTCCCCTATTACCATATCCGCAGCTTTACTAGCATTGGCTAGTGATTTGAAAAGGATTTTTGGATCGCTTTTTAGCATTGGACACCATGCTTCCAAATAGGCAGCGTGGTTTTTTGTATCAAGATTTGAAATCTCAAGACGGCTGCATAGGAGGTACGCTCCCAATTCTGCAACCAACTCCTCCTGACTATAATTCAAGTCTTTTCTATCAAGTCTTGATTTATGGCCTGTTGAGTGGATTGCTTCATGAGCGAAAGTAGCTAGATAAGATTCATCATTTTTAAAGTTATATCTTTTTGGAACGACTATCTCATCAGTTGTTGGCCTGTAATAAGCTCTATCACCACCTTTGATAACTCCTTTAACTTGATGCTCCCATTGAAATAAACGATCATGGGCTTCTTTAACCCGTTCATCCAAAGGTCGAGGTGCAGAAGTTAAGACCGCTTTATCAATTAGCTCCTGAAGCTTTTTTTCTGACTCTTCATCAACTCCTCGAACATCAGCAACATTAAATACTGGAACGCATTTGTAACTCATGTAAGAGCCGAAT